CCACGGACGGAACCAATCTTGTTGTTACTGAAATTGGAGACCCGTTGTCTGTGAATCCCCTGAAGTATGGATCAGCCGAAGCGGACCCTGACCCTGTAGTAGCAGTGTTGCGGCTTCGAAACGAGGTTTACGCTGTTAACAGGCACACCATTGAGGTGTTCGATAACGTCGGCGGAGAGTTTTTCCCGTTTGCGCGAATTGATGGCGCGCAGATTCAGAAAGGGGCCGTCGGAACGCATGCCGTATGCGTTTTTGATGAACAATTGGCGTTTGTTGGGTCGGGTCGTAACGAAGCAAACAGCATTTACGTTGCTTCTAACGCCACTGCAACGCAAATTGCCACGGCAGAGATAGACACTCTGCTGTCTGAGTATTCCGAAGACGAATTGGAAGCGGTAAAGATTGAATATCGCCTGTACCGAGCGCACAAACTATTGTATGTGCATCTGCCTAACAAAACTCTTGTTTACGACCACACGTCTAGCGAGGCTTTGCAGCAGCGTGTATGGTTCGTGCTAACAAGCACCGTTGACGGGTTTGAGCAATACCGCGCTCAAAACATGGTGTATTGCTATGGCAAGTGGATTGTTGGCGATCCGCAAGATTCTAGGATCGGTTACTTTAACAACGAGATCGGACACCACTGGGGAAGCATCGTTCGGTGGGAGTTTTCCGCGCCCATTTTCTACAATAACGGCATGGGCGGCATCTTCCACGAGATAGAACTTGTGGCGCTAACTGGACGCGTAGAGCTAGGCACGAATCCGCAGATAAGCACGTCATACAGCATTGACGGACAGTCTTGGAGTCAAGACAAGTATATTTCTGTCGGAACAACTGGGAACGCACTAAAGCGCCTTGTGTGGTGGCAACAGGGATTCATGAAGAATTGGCGGATTCAGCGAGTTCGTGGAAACTCAAGCGCGCATATTTCTGTGTCTAACTTCAATGCTCGTTTAGAGCCTTTGGCAGCGTAAATGGCTATTGGCCTAACAAGAGATCAGCTTGCAAAGTTTCTTGAAGACCACGAGGCCATCAAAGCTTTTGAGGCTCTGTTCAAGCAAGTAAACAGCGTAACGACGATCGTTGTCGATAACTCTGAAGCAAGCATTGCCTCTGCTCAAGCGTTAGCCCAAGAGGCCGCGCAATCCGCCGCCAGTCTTAAAGACATGGTTGAGCTGGCTGTTTTGCGCCCGCCAGAGGTTCCGGCAAAACCGGCGCGCTACGGGTCGTTCTTTAGTTCCGTTACGCAAAATGCCGCTGTAATCAACACGGCATATGCGATGACGTACAACAATACCGACATTTCGTCGGGAGTAAGGTTGCGCAGCCCGTCTACAAGTGAAGTCGAGATCGACACTGAGGGCGTGTATAACATTCAATTTTCTGCCCAATTGGACAACACTTCCGGAGGCAACCATTTAGCGTTTATCTGGTTGCGCGTTAACGGAGTGAACGTTGCAAATACAGCTTCCCAGGTGCGCCTGAAAAGTTCAGATGGAGAACTGGTTGCGGCGTGGAACTTTTTTTACAACTTCAAAGCGCGGGACTACTTTGAGCTTATGTGGTCCGCAAGTGATGTTGCAGTACAATTGACTGCAATTGCTGCTGCGGCTCCTGTTCCTGCAATTCCGTCTGTCATTTTGACTGTTGATAGAGTAAATAACTGAGGCAAACATGGCCGTACTGCTTAAAGTTTTGGTCCCGCCATTGCAGCTTGCGACTGCGCAAACGACGCAATACGCGGCTCCGAACGGAACCCGAGCCATTATCACAAAAGCAACCGTAACTAACACGGACACAGCACCCAGGACGTTTTCTGTAAACCTTGTCGCAAATGGCGGAAGTGCAAGCGCTTCCAATCTGGTTATAGACACCAAGTCTGTGCAGCCGGACGAAACATATCTTTGCCCAGAACTTGTTGGACATATTTTGCAGCCAGGAGATTTTATTTCTACCACTGCCAGCGCCGCTACTGCATTGACTTTGCGGATAAGCGGGCAGGAAATATCTTAAGGAATAAAAATGTGGGGTCAAATTCTTGGGGTTGGAGCTGCATTGCTTGGGGGAAGCGTTCTTCAGTCGAAGTCGGCGGAAAAGGCTTCTAGGCAGCAGGCGCAGGCAGCAGACGCTGGGATTGCAGAGCAGGCTCGTCAATTCGACGAGCTGCGTCGCCTACTTGAGCCTTATGTGGCCGCTGGACAGCCAGCCCTTCAGGGTCAGCAGGCGTTGATTGGCCTTCGTGGAGCATCAGAACAAGAGTCCGCAATCTCTCAGATCGAGCAAAGCCCGTTGCTACAGTCATTGACTCGCCAAGGCGAGCAGGCAATGTTGCAGCGCGCATCTGCTACCGGAGGGCTTCGCGGCGGCAACATCCAAGCGGCGCTGGCTCAGTTTCGCCCGATGATGCTGCAAGAGGCCATAGACAAACAATACGCCCGCCTGGGCGGACTGACATCGCTTGGGCAGCAATCTGCCGCTGGCGTTGGGTCTGCTGGAATGGAAACAGGACAGGCGATTGCGGGGCTTCAGGCGCAGCGTGGAGCGGCTTTGGCTGGTGGCACGCTTGGACAAGCCGCGCCATTCGTGCAGGCTCTGGGGATGCCTGCTGCCATTGCCGGGTTTGGTTTGGCTAGTGGCCGATGGAACCCGTTTGGCGCGTCTTCTCCTGCGCGGCCGTCTTCTCCTGCGCAGCCGCCCGGACTGCGCGCCGCTGCCCCATTAGATTAGAAGGATAAATCATGCTTCAGCCTATTGACTACGCTTCAGCGTTTCAGCAGCAGGGCGGATTGCTTGGCCCCGTGTCGCAAGGTCTCCAACTTGGCGCGCAATTTGCCAACATTGACCAACTGCGGGCGCTGCGAGAAACGCAAGCAAACGAACTGGAGTTCAAGAGGGCGCAGGCAGAGCAAAATGCCGCTGCGGCAGCATCTCGTCAGCAGCGCATTGAATCTATCATGGCGAGTGTTCAACAGAAGCGACAATCCGGGAACCTTACTCAGCTTGATATTGATGAAGCTATGGTTGCTCTTCCTAAGGACATTGCCGACGCATACAAAAACTACGGCAAGTCTTTTTCAGAAGAAAAGCAAAACTACATGCGTCGCGTGCTAATGCCTATTGTCGCAGGCAAAATGAACCAAGAAAGGTTGATTTCTTACCTCGATACAGAAAGTTCCGCCGCTGAACGTTCTGGAATGAAAGAAGAAGCCCAAAACATTAAAAAGATAAAGGACATGGTTTCTTCTAGCGAACAAACTCCTGAAAGCATTGCCGATTCTATGGTAATGGCTGTAGGGGTTTTCCCGTGGGCAAAGGACATCGTTGAAACCTACAACACTGGCAAGAGAGAAGCCCGCGCCGCTGCCGGAGAATCGCGTGCGCAAGCAGAGGAAGAAAGAAAGGCGGCAAGAGAGCCATCGGAACTCGCAAAACTTACAGCAGATGCGCGGATTAAAGAAGCTGAAGCTAATCTTGCTCCAGAAAAGCTATCTGTTGAGCTTGATATTAAAAAAGAAGAACTTAAAAATCTGAGAGAAACAAAAACGGCAGAAAAAACAGGAATTATCCCAATTGAAAAAAGGCCGGAAGCAGAAGGCAAAATTCGCGCAGAATACAGTGCCCAAACAAAGTCTTACCGCGAGGTAAAAGACGCTTACGCTCGTGTTCTTGCTTCGCAAGATACGGCGGTTGGAGATGTTGCTTTAATTTTTGGCTATATGAAGATGCTTGATCCTGGCTCTGTTGTTAGAGAAGGAGAATACGCAACAGCGTCTAATGCCGCCGGAGTACCGGAAAGAGTTCTTAGTTTGTATAACAGGCTTATTACTGGAGAACGACTTACCCCGTCTCAAAGAAAATCCTTTAAGGGGCAGGCACAGCAGTTGTTTTCTTCGGCAGGGCAACAAGAATCTGTTGTTAGAAAAGGAATTGAGCGCATCGCAAAGGAGTATGGCCTTAATCCCAACAACATTTTCTATGAAACCCAAGAGTCTTCTCCTGTGGCTCCAAAATCAGAAGCCAAAGATAGCGCAACAGTTCGCGGAAGGGTTGTTAAGCGGCCTCCCAACATGACAGAACAAGACTGGAACGCATACAAAAAAGAGATGGGGGCGCAATGAGTCCTGAAGAATGGATGGCGTCGCGTGACAAACAGCCGTCCGTGTCTGCGCAGTTTATGTCTCCAGAAGAATGGATGGCTAAGAAAGCTGCTGAACGGGCTCGTATTTCCGGAACCCCTGTCCCGCAGCCTTCTACGCGCTTTGATTCTGCCGGAACACCTGTTCCTACGCCGTCGTCCAGATTTGACGCGACAGGAACGCCTGTTCCGCAGGCCCCGTATCAATTTAATCCTGCTGACACAGAAGTTCCAGAGCCAACTGGATCATTTTCTCCAAAATCTTCGTATCCTGCTCAACCGGGCAAAATGGGCTTTCTTGAGTCTATTGGAGAGATGATTACCGGTTCTCGTAGATCGACGCCAGAAACTCGCGCATTGCCACAATGGACCGCAATGCCAGAGCTAAATCAAATGAGTGGCGCTTCATTCTTTGCCGCTCTTGGCAGCTTAGTTTCAAATCCTCAAGAATCTGTGAACATATTGCTGAAAAGGTTTCCTGACATACAAGTAAGGCAGGACGAAAAAGGAAACTTTATTCTTCGGTCTTCTGTGGATCAAAAAGAATACGCAATTCCTCCTGGATTTTCGACCGGAGACATCCCTAGAGCTATTGGCGGAATCGCTGCATTTACTCCGGCAGGAAGGGCAACTTCATTGCTTGGCGCTGGATTGGCTGGAGCAGGAACTCAGGCCGCTATTGAAGCATCGCAACTAGCGACTGGCGGACAGTTTGACGTTGGAGATATTGGCGTAGCTGGGGCCTTGGGAACGGCGGGACAGTTTGCGCAACGGGCGGCGCGTCCTGTTATTGAGTCTGTTGGGCGCGGAGTAAAGCGTGCTTTTGGCGTAGAGCCGCAAATGCCGCCCGCTGCACCAGTTTTAACTCCAGCACAAAAAACAGTTCAAGAAGCGTATGAAATTGGCTCCCTTGTGCGGCAAGCATCATCGGGGTCAGCGTTGGCACAAGAAAAACTTGCGCAATTTGCGCGAGTTAATCCAGAAGCAAAAGCCGCAGCAGAACGTCTTGGGATTGAATTGCCGTTTGATGTGTTTAGCGACAATCCACAAATCCGTGCGGTTGCCGGACTTACTCGATCCGCCGTTGGAAGCGAAGCAGAATCGGCATGGGTTTCTACTGTCAAACAGGCAATTGGAAAAGCAGATGATGTAGTGCAACAGTTTGACGCATTGTTTGTTGAGGGAAGGCCGTCTCCGGGGACTGTATCTCAAAAAATTCTTGACAAACTTAAAACAACGCAAAATGAGCTGGATAACAAAGCCAAAAGTCTTTATGAAAACGTTGAAAATGTAATTCCTAAAACAGTACCGGTTAGTCTTCCAAACCTTTCTAAAACCTTGTCAGACGTGTTCTCTGAGGTTGGAGAGCGCGGCATGACTTCTCAAGAAAAAAGGCTTTTTGAGTTTGCAACTCAGCCTGGGGCGACTTACGGAAGGCTTTTGAGAGAAAAAAACCTTATTGGACAAGCCATATCCGGAAAAGACTCTCCTTATGGAAATATGGATTCCGCGTCTTTAAAGCGTCTGTATGCAGCATTGGCAGAAGACCAGCTATCAAACGTTGGGCAAATTGGAGGCGAAGAGCTTCGCAGGCAACTTAGATCGGCAAATTTGATTACCGCAAGCAAAAAGGCGCTTGAAAAACGAATTGTTAGCGCTTTTGGGAAAGATATTGACGGAAGCGTATCAAACATTATGTTGTCCGCCATTTCTTCTGCCTCAAAAGGAGATGCCGCTCAATTCAACAAGCTAATGAAAGTTGTTCCGCCAGAGCTTCGCAAAGAAACAATCGCAACGGCAATTTCGTCTGTATCTAGTTCTGCCCGCGCGGGTCAAGAAGGGGCTTTTGGGTTCGCTGAATATGTGAAAATGTATAGAGGTCTTCGGGCGAACCCGCCCGTTTACAAGCAAGTTGTTGGCATTATGGGGAATGAGGCTGACAACGCAATGCGTGATCTGTATGAAGTATCAAAACGAATTACAGAAGCAAGGGCAAACGTTCTTACAACTGGCAAAGCAAATCAGGCATTGGTAGAAGCATTGAATGCAGAAGGCATGATTGCTCGCGTTCTTAACACTGCCGGAGGCTTTGTAGCTTATGGCGCATCCGCAAAAGTTGCTGGGCCTGTTGTGGCGTTTTCTCTTTCAAACGCCGTTAAATCGTTTTTGCGCGAAACTCCAAAACAAAAAATGGAGGCGGCGGGGCGATTGTTTGCCAGCAAAGAGTTTCAAAAATTAGCAACTGAAGCGGCTACTAATCAGTCTGTAAGCAAAAACACGGTTAAACAAACCGCAATAAGCAAAGCATTTAGAAACTTTGCTAATTCTGTTGGAATGCCAGAATCGTTAGATGTGCGTATTCAGTGGCTGCAATCAGCGGCCCAATCTGGCAGACAACTTTCTGCAGAAGAGGAACAACAATGAGCATTTACGTCCAGCCTCCGCGCCCGGTTTTCTTTGACAGCGCAGGATCGCCTCTCGAAAACGGGTATATCTGGATTGGTGCGGCTAATCTTCCGCCTCAAACTAACCCTGTTGCGGTTTTTTGGGATTCGGCGCTTACTCAGCCAGCAGCGCAACCTATTCGCACTGTTAACGGATATCCGTCCAATGCCGGAACGCCGTCTGCAATCTATACGGCTGCTGCTTGCTCTATTCTTGTTCAAAACAAAAATGGCAGTCTTGTTTATTCAGCACCAGAATTTGACGTTGGCGTCGTTGGCAGCGGAGATATTGTTACGTCAATGCTAGACAATGGAGCGGCTACTCTAGCAAAGCTGGATAGGACTGGCCTTGCAGGTCAAGTCTTGACCGGGCAGGGTGCTGGCGTCGCTCCAGTCTGGACTGCCGGATTAAACACAACGCGAATTGACGTTGCGTCTGCCGCCACTATCAACCTCACAACGAGCGCGCCGAACACCAGAAATATCAATATCACTGGCACGACAGCCATTGCAAGTTTTTTGGTAGTTGCAGGATCGGTCTACTTTGTCCGGTTTGCAGGCGCACTCACGCTTACTAACGGCGCGAATTTAGTAACTCAGACTGGCTCGAACATCTCTACACAGCCTGGCGATACCTGCATCTTGCGGGCCACTGCGGATAACGTTGTGGAAGTGCTGAGTTATTCTAGTTCGGCACAGCCGTTTCTCGGAGTGAATGTAGGAACTACTAGCGGTGCGGCCATCGACTTCACCGGCATTCCTTCGTGGGTGCGGCGGGTGACGCTAATGATGGATGGGGTATCCACCAATGGCACGTCGCCATTGTTGGTGCAGATCGGGACCAGCGGGGGTATTGAAAACACTGGATACGCCAGCGGGGCGGCGTGGGGGCCAAGCCTCGGGCAGTATGCAACATCAACCGCTGGGTTTATCATGGAACCCCCCCCTTCAATATCCACTGGGCAACGCTGGGGCGCAATCTCCATCGAACGATTTGGCGGAAATACTTTTGTTGCCAGACTGAATCATTACTCGTCCGGAACCGGAACACCCATAAATGGCGGCGGCGGAAAAGCACTTTCTGGCGCTTTGGAGCGCATACGATTTACCACCGTGAACGGCACAGACGCATTTGACGCCGGAGGCATCAACGTATCCTGGGGTGAAACATGATTCGAGTCATCGATCTGCTAACAGGCCAAGAGACTGTACGAGGCTACACGCCAGAAGAGTTACAGGCTATCGCCGCCGCTCAATCAAACGCTGTTGTGGCCAGCGTTACTATGCGTCAAGCGCGTCTTGCGTTGCTCAATGCTAACCTACTGGATCAAGTAGAAGCAGCCATAAACGCAATCCCAGATCAAACGCAACGCAAGGCGGCAAAGATCGAATGGGAGTATGCCGCTACAGTAAACAGGCAACACCAGTGGGTGCAGAATTTGTCTGCTTCTCTAGGGTTGTCAGATGCGCAACTAGACGCTCTTTTTACGTCAGCCGCCAGCTATAACTAACGGGTGCATAATGAAACCAGCCATTAAATCGAAAATGCAGTGGTTTAACGTCATTATTGCCGTGCTTGCTCTTGTAGAGCTTAACTACCCGCTTCTGTCCACTATTCTTCCTGCTTCAATTGGGCCGTACATCTTTTTCGGCGTGGCGATTACTAACATCATTCTCCGTCAATTCTTCACTAAAGAACCCCTGACTTTCAAATAGCCATGGAACCTAATCCCCCCAGCCGCAGGCTTGATGATTTCAACTTCGGAATGCTCTTGACTCAGGTTCACAACCTTGAGAAGCAGGTTATCAGTCAGAGCCAGGACATTAAGCACTTACTTGGCATGGCAGAACGCAGCAAAGGCGCTTTGTGGACAGGAATGGGACTCGCCTCAATCTTTGGCGGGATTGTTTCGTGGTTGGCTTCGCATCTATTCAAATGAACGCTCGTTCAGTAAAAAACCTTCAAGGCGTGCATGCTGATCTTGTGCGGGTCATTTATCGCGCAAACGAACTAGCGCCGGACAGTTTCATTGTCACTGAAGGCTTGCGATCCGTTAGCCGTCAAGCAGAACTTTTTGCGAAGCGGGCTACCAGAACCATGAAAAGCCGTCACCTTACAGGCCATGCCGTTGATTTGATGGCGCTGGTAAACGGCGAAGGCCGGTGGGATTGGCCTCTGTATTCTGAACTGGCTAAGACCGTCAAAGAAGCCGCCAAGATTGAAGGGGTGCCTATTACCTGGGGCGGTGACTGGACGTCGTTCCGGGACGGGCCTCATTTCGAGCTTCCGCACAACAAGTACCCGTGACTCCCGTTTGGTATCGCATCTTTGCCGCGTGTTTGTTGATGGCATTCTTGTGGTTTCATGGCTATCACAAAGGCCAGTCATCTAACGCTGACAAGATTGCATCTATTGAAGCCGTAGGGGCCGCACAGAACGCGCAATACCGGAAGGCAGAGAAGGAGGTACAGAGTGCGTTACAGACGCTTGTTGATCGTTACAGGGCCGCTGCTGTTGAGCGTGACTCTTACTGGATGCGCCTCAAAGATCGCAGCCGTGCAATGCTCGAAGTTCGAGCCGAGTCAAGAAGCCCTTCAGCCGATTCAGGGAGCCGAGTGGAGAGCGTTAGCGGGTCGTGTGTTGGAGACGTTTCGGGGCTCAGAAACGATCTTGTCTGGGCGCTCGAAGCCGGAGAAAAACTAGAGGCTACTCTTCTTCTGTGTCAGTCTGAGCTTCGGGCGTGTGCATCGCTTAGGTAAAAACGTCTTTCATTGACCTCAACGCCTTCAGAAACTAATCCGCATGTTTCTGAGATTTCGATGC